CAGTAGAGCGAATGGAGCTGAAGCAATGATACTGCTCAAGAAAAGCGACGTAGATGTGCTTAAGATGCCGCATCAGCAAGCTCGTCTTTTGATTGCTTCTCGCATTAAAGAAGCCCGCCTTAATAGCGGGCTTTCCCAGAAGGACATAGCTCAAGCTCTCCATACAAGCCAAAGCTCTTATTCGCGAATGGAACGCGCTGAACTGGCCCCGGATTGCGTACAAATTCGCACTCTCAGTGGTCTCTATGGAATAAGCGTGTTGTGGCTGATGGGCTACCCCTCGTTCATTCTTAACACGCGAAGAGATTAATCCTCGTCATCATCGTCATCTCGGAGGTCGCGAAGTTGATCTTCGATGCCCTCCATAATGTATGACTTTGCCATTGCCTCAATTTCAAACGTAAGAAACTTAGTCGGATCGAAATGAGGGTCGGGCTTGTCGTAGACGCTCATCACATAGATGTGGGTTTCGTCAAGGCGGCCATTCTTGAAACATTGCTTCTCCACTAGCTCCCATCGGGAAGTATTGCGGTGTTCGTTAGCAGAAAGAATGGCCAAAGCCTGCATCACGCCAATACCTTCATCTTCTTGCTCGATGACGCGCACGTATTCGCTCATTGGCCTGTATTACGACTTTCTACCATCTTAATGATGCGTTTAGCCCATGCCCTCCCGGCATCTCCTCCCCATAACAACCAAGCAATATATCCAGCATCGTTCTCCCCACCACTTTTGTTCTTCTCATGGCGAGAGAAGAATGCAGACATGCGCTTAATTGTGGCATAGCTAATCTTGCTGCCACCAGCTAAATCGCCGGCCCTGGCAACGCCGCTGCCAATGCCTTGCTTGCCTGCTTCCTGCGTTGTTAAGCCGCCCTTACCATGCTTCTTGCGTAGTTCTAGTCCTCGACGGGCAGCGCTTCGCACAGCAGCGGGAGGGGAGAAACTCTCAGCGTCTCCCCTCAGCGCTTTTTTCCGCAGCCCCCATCCATTTCCTCTTCTTCCTCTTCTTCTTCGCCAATCATCTCCTTAAAGAAGCCCATGTAGTATTCGTCGCTCATGTCTTCTTTCGGCTTGCGCGTCATGCCAGCTTCGGACAGCGCAATTGCTAGTGCCTGCTTCGGGCTCTTCACTGCCTCGCCACTGCTGCTCTTGAGCTTGCCACTTTTATACTCGCGCATCACCTTGGCAATTTTGGCCTGTTTTTCCTTTTTGGTCATAGCGCTAAATGCTTTCCTTAAGCATAGTCAATGGATGAATCCTATAGGAGCAGTGGCAATGTTCATGCCAGGGAAAAGCTTGTCGCGATACAAAACCATGCCAGTAATGACACGCTCAGCAATAAAGGCCAACGCTCGCTTGTCGTAGCCTCCAATGCGAAGAAACTGCCCTTCGTGCTTATGCCAAATGGGAGCAAGCGCAACAAACAGAGCGCTCATGAATTGCTTGTATTGCACGTTACCTCCCCTAGCCATATTGCAGCCAATGAAGCTATTTTGCTTCCAAATGGCATCAATTTCTTCGCGAGAGAAAATCCAGCTCCCAGCATCGGCAAGCTCTCTAGTGATGACGGGAGCATCAAAAGCAGAATGCCCACCATAGAACTGCTGCTCCAGCGTGCAATTGAACAGTGCGGGCTCAGGAAAATACAACGTATTTTCGTCGTACCATTGATCATTTGGCTCTAGCCAGTTACGCCTGTATTGCGCATTGCCAATATTTTTCTCATTTGCATTGAGAATCATCCAAGAAATACAAGACAGCTCTCCCCATCGACTATTAAGCCGCGAAAGGGAAGCATTCTCATCATCAAACACATAGCCCTGCAAGCGGAGCGCTTCACGATCCTCGCTCGATAAAGCATGCGCTCCTCCCATAATGGGGACAATGCGAGAGCGAGCCTCATACCTCACCTTCTCGCCAGGAATGCACACGGCATAAATGGTGCAGTCAGACGGTTGCATAGACTTTCCTCGCAGCCCAAAGTTCGTTGTAATTGTTCACGCCTTTAGCTCCCAAGCCTGTAAGATCGCCACCTCCTGCGGGCTTGCTCCAAGCCATAATCGTACCATCAGGCAAGACAAAGCCCCTGTTCTTTTGACCGTATGTGGGAGTGAGCTCTAGGTAGTCGCCATAGACAAAATTGGCTTGGCTGCCATTAGAAGCAAGCGCCTTGCCCAGCAGCGTTGGGCCAGTGGGGCACAGTGGCGTGATGCCATAGTATTGCTCTATGCAATTTGCCACGATCATTTCAATGGCAGTCTGCAAAGCCTTGTTGTCGGGCTTGGAATAGAGCACAGTCGTGGCACACGCCCAACTGGTGTAGCTAAAGCGTTGGATATCGCGGAAAGCCAAAAATTCGATGCGGTCGCCAAGGTCCACTGCATTGAAAGCCCTCACGCCAATATCGAAATACCAGCCACCAAGTTTGTTCAATAAGCAAAATCGCCCAAGGTCTGCTTTGTAAGAGAATGGCACCAAGCAATCATATGCCCACACCACTTCTTTCCCATAGTTCTCCGCAATAAAAGCACGCAGTGAAGCGTCGTTGTAAATGACATGCTCCGCACTAGGGAAGCACGCATCAATGGTGCCAGTGGCGTGCTTAAGAAATGGACTCAGTTCTTCAGATGGATCAGTGGAAAGAAAGATTTGTGAAACCTGCATGATGATCAAACGATTTTCGCGGGAGTGCCAAAGCCTTTAAATTCAGGCTCTGCAGGCTTGATAGCGAGTGTTTCATTCACTGCGTCTTTAAGCTGCTGCTGAATGTAGGGCCAAGTAAAGGACTCTTCATGGAGACGGTTATAGCACCATTGGCCATGCTTCTTCAGAATGTCGCGGTTCTCGTAGTAGTAAGTGAGAATATTGGCGGCACACTCAGGGTCTGGCAACAATCGCTCAAGTCCATAGTTCCTATCAGTTTCACTGGCGTTGCATTCAATACGAGGCATCTCATCAAAAATTTCAGCCAAGCTCGTATGATCAGGAACCACCTGTGCCACGCCAGTGGCGCCATGCTCCGAATTAACTAAGCCCCATCCTTCACCAATGCAAGTGTTAATGCCAATATCAGCGGCGTTATACACTTGATTAAGCTGTTCAATGGGAAGACAGTTATCTACTGAATAATGCGGGCTTGTCAAGATAAGCTTGCCAGTGGCATCAAAGCCTTCGTCACGCGCAACGCGCTTGAATAATGGAACCAACTCCCATCCCAAATCCTTGCTGCCCATATTGAGCCATAGCCGAGCATCGTCTTTGTCTTTGGCAAATTTGATGAATGCTTTAATTGTCAGGTCAATGCGCTTACGTGGCTGATTCCTGTTGCCATTGAACACAACAAACACATCTTCTGGCACGCCAAGCTTCTTGCGGCATTCCTGCTTGTCGAGCGGGAAGAACTTCGTGAAATCAGTGCCATGACCGATGATACGCACGGGCTTTGTGTAGCCCATCAGCTCAAGCTCTTTCTTCGCAAACTCTGTGTAGGTGGCAAGGCCGTCCCACTCCATCATAGGCTTGGTCAGATCTGGGAACAAACCGTAGGAATCAATGGGAGTGTAAACAAACCATTTAAAACCAAGCTGCTCCTTGAGGGGTTTCGCCTTTTCCCATAGTTGCAATGCAATCCAAATGTCGTTTGTCACCCACACAAGATCTGGCTTAAAAGCTTGAATGACTCCAGTAATGCGATGGGAGCCAAATGGATCGGCACCATGAAGCATGGCTGGATAAACCGTATAGTTCTTTGCTTCTGGATGGGGGTCGCCGTGAAAGTTGACCGCCAAAACCGCCACTTCATGCTCTTCTGCTAATGCGGGAAGCAAATATTGAGCCACTCTCCCAAAGCCAGTTTCTACAAAAGCATCGCCACAGTACAGAATACGAGCCATGATCTCCTCTGAATCTTCGTCATCTTAAGGGCCTTTTATACTGACGGCAAAAGGAGGCTAGATGATTCTTCCAGAAGGCTCAATCCGCTTTTGCATTAGTACGTGCAAGAAGTTTGCTCCGCACACTATTCCTGTCATTATTCCTAGCTTGCTTGCTGCTGGACTAAAGCCAGAGGAAATTTTGATTGTCAATGGAGGGCAAACCGTCAGAGCTTTCACAAGCTACAAGGGCGTACCAATGCTGCTGACGCAGCAAAATTCCTTTGAATACACGCCGCTCATTGAAATTGTTGAGCATTCAATGGAGAGTCCATATTGGTTCCTCCTTCACGACACTTGCATTGCAGGCCCCACTTTCAAACAGCTTGCTTACGAGCCCCCTGTGGAGGCGCCTGAGAAGGTGGCAATGAAACACACGCCCTCCATGAGCATCGGTCTTTACCGCCACGACTACCTCATGGCCCACAAGGAGCGCTTGATGGCCATCAAAAACACAGACAGCTCGCCAGAGGTGCTGCAGCGATGGAAGCAATGGGGCGTTCCCAACGAGGACTATATGCTCTGGAAGCTTCAGGATGTGCCATGTCACATTTATCATCCAGACAAGCACGGTCCTGATGAATGGAACTATCAAGGGCATGCAGATCCCTACGGAACTGGCATGCAACGTCGCATTGAATACTTCCCTCAGCTAGAACTGGCCAAAGCCAAAAGCAATTGGCAAGGCGTACAGCCCCACCTTTGTATTGACATCTGATGAAGCGCATTGCAATTATTGGTGGCGGCTGGGTGGGATGCCATCTGGCAATGGTTTTTCGTGATGAAGCTGATGTGACGATTTACGAAAAGAACCATACGCTTATTTCAGAAACGTCTTTTATCAACCAAAATCGGCTGCACTACGGCTACCACTATGCCAGGAATGCCGCCACTCGTCGATTGTGTGCTACCACTTTTGTGCGCTTTATGGAGGATTATGGCGATCTCGTTCACGATGTAGGAAATAATTACTACGCGGTATCAGAAGATGAAAGCCTTCTTGATGCTGAAACCATTTCAATTATTTTTGGGAATGGTCCGCATACCCAGTTGGATCCACAGGCCTTTAGTCACACATCGCTTTTGCTGGACACCTCCGAGAAGCGTATTGATGCCATCGGAGCCAATCTGTATTTTCAATGGTGCGTAGAGTCGCTGGTCAAAAAGGAAAAGATTCAGCGATGCAATCTGCAAGCGCTAAAGCAGGATTACGACTTTGTTTTTGATTGCACCAATAACTCTCTCCTAGAGCCATTGCCTTCTCATTTCTTTGAAGCAGTGGCAATGTTCATCTATCGCCCCAAGAAGTCTCTTCCTTTTGGCGCCCTCACTTACATTGACGGCGAATTGTTTTCCATCTATCCATATAACGACAAATGCTTCTCGCTAAGTCACGTCAGGCACGGAATCATGCTTGGCAATTCGCTTGACGATGCGGACAATGCAAGGTGCAAGATTGAGCAGCACGTAGAGCGCTACTGGCCTGACTTTGCCGATAGCTTTGACTATCTATTTCCAACGCTTTCCATCAAAGCAAAAACCAAAGACAGCAGCGCCAATCGCACGCCATTAATGCGCCAAGAAGACAATTTGTTTTCCTTTTTCACTGGCAAAATCCAGGGCATCTATGCCATTGAACAAATGGCAAGACAAATTATTGCTCAGCCATAAAGCTGTCTAAATAAAGGATATTCGCGATGATGCTTAGAGGCATTGGCGAGTTCGCGAGTGATGCCATATTGATACGAGCTTGCATCAAGAAGAAGCTTAATTTGTTTATGCTCGTATTGATTAAGGATGGGGCCATTGTCGGTATCGCTGATATGCACATGAGCAATGAAACGAAAATAATGCTTGATAATCTTCGCTGGACTATCTCCCTGTAGCCAAGCATTATTGGTGTCGAGCATCGTCTTTACATTACGCAAATTATAAAAATCAATGTGGTTGACAATTTCCTCAACTGTATAGAAATACTTTCCGCCAAATGCCTTAGCAATGGGTTCAATGCAAAGAATGGCATCGTTTGCTTCCAAGATTGAATCCATACGCTTGAGAGTTTCCATCAGGCTTGACGGGCTTCCCCTGCGCAAAGCAGGACTACCAAGGACAAAGCGCTTGATGCCCATCAGCGAACCAAGCCTCACCACTCGCAACAAATGCTCTTGAGTGGCAGCAGTGTCTTCAAAGCTTTGCACCGCACTGTCATAAAACAATGCTTGGGCTGAATACGCCCAGAGTCCATAGTCTTCCCTGTAGCGCTTGGCGAGATCGCCAAAGTCTTCGTTTCTAGCAAAGATGCGGGATGGCACTAGTTCAATGAAATTAAAAGCACCAGCATTGGTGCTCAAGATTTCATGCTCTTCTTCATCTTTCCAGCCGATTGCACTAATGCCAAGCATTGATAAAAGCCTCCATCTTCTTCATTGTCTCATACCTAGTCGCAGTATATGTACCAATGTTGTATTCAATGCGGGGACCACTGCTTACATTTGCTTCAGGGAAGAAGCGCCGAATGATTTCAGCGGTTTCAATGGGAGCAGGGAAAAATTGATTAGTGGTGCCACTAATTGCCTTTTTTGTGTCCTTCCATAAATCATCCAAGCAATACCATTGATAGGCAGAATTGATATTAATCTTCTCTACATTGTTGTTTGTTAATAGATCAAACAGAATATTCTTTTTAATGAAACGATGAAACAATGCAGGAAGGCGAATAATTGTCACCACCGAATCACGGAATGCCGCCTTCACAAGCATTTCAAAGATATAGCGATTAGCGCCGTAGTCAATAGCGAAAATTTCAGGAATCCCGCCTGCATAATATGCTGTTTGTCCATGCACGTCAATCGTTGAATAAACAATGACCTCCGCTGGACTTGGGAGATGTCGGATGTTTTGAATGATGCTGTTCATATTGTCAAAATCATCTAGCGGCGCTGCATTCGCTTTCCATTTCTCCGCTGGCATACAAGCTAAATACAACCTTTCGATGGGCTCCTTGAACAGTGGAGCTTCGTGAATGTTTTTGGAATGGAAGCAGGCGCCAAACTCGTGCGCCTCACGAAGCACTTGTCCGATGAGGCCCGTGCTTCCAACCAATACATCCATGCTCACACTGCCACAACTGGCGCTTGTTGACGCATGTATTGTACGCGGCATCTGCAATTAGAAAGGCACGCGCATCGCTGCCCTGGCATTGGCAAGCTTCCAATGGGAACAACGCCCCTCGCCGCAAAGCGCACGCAGTCATCACAATGCTTTGCCTGTGGATCAAGGATGCGTCGCATCAAGCTATAACCTTGTCGTTCTTGTCGAATTGCACTGCCTTCCCAGTAAGAACCTCGCACAGCTTGAGAATACATGCCGATACGAGCAATAGCCATGGGAGTAGAAATGCTCCCAGCCAGAAGATCGCGAGCAAAACCCTCCAGATAGCGATATTCCGCACGAAGGCGCTGACCGATGCGACCCCAATCTGAAGCCTGCATATTATCCCTGCCACCATTGCCAATAATTGCTGCTTGTACATGCGCAAGCTTAAGCGCTTCCCTCACGCTTTCCTGCCATTGAACCAGCGTAATATCGCCGTTGCTAAGCATGTTTGTAAGACGACGCAGCAAAGTGCCAAGCTTGTTAATTCGACCATCAACCAAAGCTTCAACGGCAGACTGACTAAGGAAGCGTCCGTTACTTCCGCGATAACGGCCAGTAACGGGGTCGTAGCGCCATGAGGATTCATCAAGACGCAGTTCAAGAGCGGCAGCGAACGTTGATAGATCATTCAGGCCTTGCATCTTCAGCCTCCAGAATATCCTTGAAACGCTCAGGCGCTTCCTCTTTCCATTGGTTCAATGCAGCGTCAATATCTTCTGGACTAATCAGCGATGCTTCGTCAACGTCAGAAAGGATGAGACCTTCCACTTTCATGGGCTCAAGCGCATCAACTTTGCTGCTGACGTTCTTTGCCGGCCCTTTGCGTTCTGGATCGGGATCGGCTTTGCGCTTACGGGCAACAATTGTTTGCCGCTCTTCTTTGCTCATGGCTTGAGCTTTGGCTTGCGGAAGACACTTGGGTTTGCCTTCTTTCTCTTCACGAGCGCCACATGGGCCAAGGATTTCGCCGTTAGCGCCAATCCTCACCCATTTTTCCTTAAACCACTTATCAAGATCATCGGCATGAAGCTCCTGTTCGTCGCTCTTGAAAGCTCCGCTCAGCGAGCCATGCTTCTTCTTATACATTTGCTTGTACTGTTGCACGACGTAACCACTGGCATAAGCAGACGGCCACACTTTGAACTTAGCTTTGGCGGCACTCACTGCTCGTGAATGCAATGCTTCGTCAGTGAATTTTACGTCGCCACGCACTTTCTCAAGATCACCAGGTAAATAAAGCCCAGCGCTATCCTCCCGGCTGTCCTCTACTTCCCTGCTTCCATCCATGGGAAGCGTGCCATTCTCCTCGTTCATGGGATCGCGGCCGCCAGGAGGCACTGCAAGCTTGCCTTTTCCACCCCCATCTTGAGTGGATCCACCCCCAGCTTGAGTGGGAAGTTCCCGCACTACGGACGGATCGAGCGTAAGCTCCATGCTCCACTCAGAACCGCCATAGCGGGCATCCGCCACCTCCTTGGGACTCAGTACACCGAGCTGGATGTAACGGCCGTCTACAGCCGCCACACGCGCCCGTACGTCAGCCATTTCGCGCTCATTAAGCTCGAACAATGGATTAAAGGAGATGCGCCATGATTCGGGCAGTTCTCCTTTCGTTGGACCTTCTTTACTGAGCATGATGTATTCAAGTAGCTTCTTCATCGGCCGCTTGAAATTGACGCTTTGATAATCAGCAAGCATCTTGGCAAAGTCACGCTCTTCGCTGCGACCAGTGGAACCAAGACCACTCGGGCTTTCGCCAAACAAAACAGTATGAGGAATCTTGCTGGCGCCAATAATATCAACGCGCAGCTTTTCTAAGATTTCTCCAATGCCACCAAAGTTGCGACTAATAAATTCAAGCTCCTCCTTTTCCGCATCAATCGCGTAGCCGCGATAAATGCTTTTGCTCATATCATTCACCTGCAGGCGATCACGAATGGAGCTTTCTTTGCCAGCAGCAAGCATCGCTGCCAAGCCCCTCACTTTATGAACAAAAATATCAAACTCAGTGAGAAGCGTGGCCGCTGAATTCAATCCCGTCCAATAATGCCTGAAGCTGTCATAAACAGTCTGCAGGCTACTCATACCCCATCCATAGTTCCTTTGCCGAATGCGATAAGGAAGCCAGTCCCCATCAAAGCGAAGAATCCTATCCCTATGAATATAGGACAATTGTGGCTGGTTAATTAAATCTCCAGAGATGATCTGATAATAAGTGGCTTTTGAATAGTCGTAGAGGTTTTCTTCGTTGATAACGGGAGCAATTTGCCATCTATCCAAACATTCAATGTCTTCGACGCGACGTATATTACGTTTATCGACAGGCATGTAAGCGGGACGCCCATCGTCAATAAAAAGAAGTAGACAAGCACCCCCATAAAGGCGGGAGTTTTTCGCTGCGAGGTTGAGATGTTCAAGGATATATAGGTCTTCAATTACTTGTTCAATGCCTTGCACTTCTTCGGCTCTAACACCCTCTCCGCCAAACAGTACTTTGAAGCCTTTTCGTGTGGCTTGGTCAGCATAGATGTCAACAATACGACGAGGGAGCCATTCACCATAAAGATTTTCTAGTTCTTCTTGAGCCAAGAAGACAGTAGCCGTAGTTTTAGTATATTGCGCCTTGTCACGACCAGTGCCCATGCCAATGAGCACGTTCTGGAGACCGTCAGCTCTCACTCCGCCACTACCAACGTGACCAAGATCAATTCCTTCGCTTTCCATAAGCTTTATTTATGGCCATAATGTGTTGCTTTTATTCTAGAACCCGGCTACATTGTCACGTAGCCTATGCACACTATGGCCAGTTCTCCGTTTGTTTTTGGCTTTAGCGAGGAGGACAAGGATCTTGTACGGACGGAAGCCCTCCGCAGGCAGCGCACGAACGAGCGAAAAGGCTTGAAAGGACGCAATGGAGGACCGGCGGATGGTGGCAAAGCACTGCTCTTTCACAAGCTTGGCGCCGCTGGTGAACTAGCCGTGGCAGATTATCTCCATCTGCGGGAGTTTCTCTATCAAGAAACAGAAGCAAAGCGAGGATCTTTTGATCTTCCTCCCAATATTGACGTGAAGACGCGCTCTCGCCACGACTACGACCTCATCTGCCAATTAGACGAGAAGCCTGGAAAAACCTTAGTGTTGGTTACGATACAAAACAAAATCACTCTTCTCCATGGCTGGATAAAGAGTGAAGATGCAATGCAGGAACAATGGAAGAAAGATCCTGCCCATGGCAGACCAGCTTATTTTGTCCCTTCTTCTGAATTGCACCATCTTGTAGACTTGCGCCATGCTGAAATGTTCTGACTTCTCCAAGCACGCCCTAAAGCTGGATCTCTACCCTCAGCAGGCAAAGATTCTTGATAATTTCTTTCAGCCAGATAAGAGCCATGCAGTGTGGGCGCTTGGGCGAAGATCGGGCAAAACCGTCATGGCGGCAGTGGCATGCGTCTATATGTGCTTTGTCTTGGAAGATGAATATCGTAGGCGCGTGAGAAAAGGAGAGAAATGGTATATCGTCACCGTCGCCAACAGTCAAGACCAGGCTCGCATTGCTCTCAATAACATTCGCCAGCTCATTCTTGATAGCCCCTTTGCCCAAGAGATCGTCCGCGAAACTGCCGACATCATTGAACTAAGCAACAATTGCGTATTTAAGGCCATTCCCACATCAGGACGTGCTGCTCGTGGTCTTGCTTGCGCTGGAGCAGTGTTCGACGAGCTTGCTTTTGCCACCGAAGGCGATGCAAATAGTGGTGGTCGTGGCATCTACGACGCACTTTCTCCCGCCATCGCTCAGTTCGGAGGCAAAGGACGCATCCTCGAACTCTCCTCTCCATGGTTAACGGACGGTATCTTCTACCAGCATTTCAAAGAAGCAAGCTCTGGCCGTTTTCCTTTTATGCAGGCAGTGAATCTCCCAACGTGGGAGATGAACCCAAGTATTTCGCAAGAGTTTCTTGATACAGAAAGACAGCGCGATCCAGAGAAGTTTAAAGTGGAATATGGGGCACAATTCGCGAGCAATCTTTCAGCCCTCGTTGCAAGCGATGTTGTTGATGCCTGTGTTGATGACCGCCGAGCGGCTTTACCACCCCGCGCTGAATTCCAAGGAGCTTACGTACTTGCCCTTGACCCCGCCCGTGGTGGCGTTGGCCGTGACGACTACACTGCTTGTATTGTTCACTATGAAAACGGCACGCTAGTCGTGGACAAATTCCACTCCTTCGTCGCTGATTTTGAAATCAATGGGAGAATGGAAGTGAATATTAATGCAGTGGAAGATTGGATTAAGGAGCAGCATCGTCTGTACGTTTTTGACACCA